TATTATACTGGTTATACTTCAGGCGTTACCAATTACTACTCAGGTACATCATACAGCGATGTTGAAGACATGTTAATTGCTATTTTGAGGTCTAGAGGTGATTATGACGGTAATGAAAATTTAATATTTGAATGTTCAGCAGCAACACAATTAGGAATCTCCACAACAGCAACAACAGCGATGTTGGATGCTTATGGCGAATTCGAATTGACTGGTACATCGAACACATCAGGCGCATTTACTTATAAAGTATCATTTGATAATACTAAGACAAATTACATTTCAAGAGTTCTTGGTAGAAATCCTCAAGATGGAAAAACCGCGGTGTTTGTAGAAGATATCTACAAGAATACTTTGGATAATTACATCGATGAAGAAAAAGTATTAGGTATTAATTTACAATTGGTTAATTTTAGTAACAAATATGATGACTATAAAGAACAGTATCAACCAGCCGTAACTCCATATTTCGTATCTGAAGTTCGTGGTAATAAAGTTCTTCGTTTGTTCAGATTATGGACTATTTCTGACGGTAATACTGCAAATCAAGAAATTAAAGTTTCTATTACCAACATTAAACCTGACGATAAAGAATTTGACGTTGTAATCAGAAATTATAATGATACTGACGCCAATGTTGTAACACTTGAAAAATTCTCTCGTTGTACAATGGACCCAACATCTAACAACTATGTTGCTAGAAAAATAGGTACACTTGACGGAGAATACTCTTCAAATTCTAACTACGTATTGTTAGAGCTTGCAACTGAATCTGACACTAGTGATGCATTCCCAGCTGGTTTTATCGGTTTCCCAATGAGGGATTACGATAAAGATGGCGATATCGATGCTATCAACCCTAGTATTAGATACAAAAAGACATACGACACATTTGAAAATAAACGTAAATACTATTTAGGTGTTTCCGACACTGTTGGTATTGACAATTCATTTTTCACTTATTTAGGTCTTCCTGATAGCGCATCAATCATTGTTTACACTGCAATGACCAAAGGTTTCCACATGGATTACATGGCATCAGCCGTTACAATTGATGGTGTTAACATTATCATCGACCTTAGCGGTAACACATACAGTCCAGTATTCCAATTCGAAGTTGGATGTTGTGAATTTAAAACAGATGCTGGTATCATCGGAACCGACTATGAAAACATCAGAGCTCGTAAATTTACAACCGTACCTTACGGCGGTTTTGATGGTTGGGACCCATACAGGGATGAAAGAACAAACACTGATACTTACGCAATAAATGGTACTAAAGGTCAATTGGCTGGTCCTGATGGTCTAGACGTTTTTGACAGCTACGTATTAAGTAACGGTGAAAATGGTATAACTTCAGACTATTACGCATACTTAGAAGCTATATTAACTTTCAACAACCCAGAATCTGTTAACATTAACGTATTCGCTACGCCAGGTATAGATACATTCAATAACAGTAATTTGGTTGAAGAAACAATCGAAATGATTGAAACCGACAGAGCCGACTCATTGTACATTGTAACTACACCTGACGTTGATTCAGCTGGTGACGTTTTAATGGCTGAAGATGTTGTTAATGACCTTGAAGACCTATATGATAGCAGTTATACTGCAACATATTGGCCTTGGATACAGGTTAATGACGCAGAAAACAATCAATACATTTGGTTGCCAGCAACCAGAGACGTTGTAAGAAACATTGCATTGACCGACAATATTGCATTCCCATGGTTTGCTGTTGCTGGTGTACAAAGAGGCGATGTTAACTGTATTAAAGCAAGAACAAAGCTTACATTGGAAGAAAGAGATACCTTGTATGAAGGTAGAGTTAACCCGATTGCTACATTCGCTAGCGAAGGTATTAAAATTTGGGGTAACAAGACAATGCAAGTTGCCGACACTGCTCTTAACAGGATAAACGTAAGAAGGCTATTACTTCAAGCTAGAAAACTTATTTCTGCTGTTTCTATCAGATTGTTATTCGAACAAAATGATGATGTTGTAAGAGCACAATTCTTGAACCTAGTAAATCCAATTTTGGATAACATAAGAAGTGAAAGAGGTTTAACCGATTTCAGGGTAACAGTTGATAACAGTCCAGAGTCAATCGATAGAAACGAGCTTTGTGGTAAAATTTATATTAAACCTACCAGAGCATTGGAATTCATCTGTGTTGATTTTATTTTGACTCCAACTGGCGCTTCATTTGATGATATTTAATCTAGAATAAAAAAATCTGGCAGTTATGCTGCCAGTTTTTTATTTTCAGATATTTATTTAGAAAGATAATAAAACATAAAGAAAAATATTTAGAACTATGGCTGATTTAATTGTTAAAATGCCTACACCTTACGAACCAAAGAAAAAGAATAGATGGTTAATTCGTTTCCCTTCCGAATTAGGAATACAAGAATGGTGGTTAGCTAGCGGTGCTAGACCTAGCATTGCTCAAAATGAGGTTGAAATTCCTTTCTTAAATACATCAACTTGGGTAATCGGTAGGTTTACATGGGATACTATTGACGTTGTTTTCCGTGACCCTATTGGACCTTCAGCTTCACAAGCTATTATGGAATGGGTAAGGTTACACTCAGAATCTATCACTGGCCGTCAAGGTTATGCAGCTGGTTATAAGAAAAACCTAGTGTTCGTAGAAATGCTAGACCCAACTGGCGTTGTTATTGAAAAATGGCAATTACAAGGAACTATGATGACCAACGTAAATTTTGGTGACCTTTCAATGGATGATGATGCAATTGCTGACATCACCGCGACCTTAAGATTTGACAGGGCAATACTTCTTTTCTAGTATTTAGTGCCGTTAAAGATATTAAAAGATTGTACATTAAATGTGTACAATCTTTTTATTTTTATACAAAGAAGAAAATAACATAAAAACAAACAATCCCAATCATACTCCACTTTGCAATTTGTTTCTGTGCTTCACCGTATAAAGTTCTTTTTGTTAATTCATTGTTCCAAAAATATGCAATAACCAAAGCAATAACCCCGATGTTAAGATTATGGTTTCCTACTAATTCAATGTTACCATGTGCGAGATAGTTAAAAATCGAATTGATGGTGAAAATAAGCCCAATTATTAATGGAAGATTTGAAGACCATATAATAAACCGTTTTCTATGGTTAAATGCTTTATCAACTATTGCTTCTGTTTCGGATAAATTAGCATTGAAATACATTTCGAACATGGCCTCGGCTTTATAAGCATCAACTTCCAGTGCTTTCAATAATTCTTCGTACTGTGTCTCAGTTAAAAAGGCTTCATTTTTTTCAATTTCTTCTTTGATTCTAATGTATTCGTTATTTTTGCCCTTTCCTTCCATTTTAACCAAATCCAGAATGTTTTTAAATTCATTGAATGCATTTATCAAGGAAATGGTGCTTGGCGATGGAACGCTAATTGAAGTGTTTGCGGTTACGAATTTATCGTGGTATTCGCTTCCATCAATCATGTTTTTTTCAATGCTGAAAGTTATTTTATCAATATTATTAGTGATATTTTTCCTGAAAAAAACGATGAAATTGTCAAACTCTGTGGTTTTAAAATTCTTATTGGCTATTGCTTCTGAAACATATCCAGCATCTTTAATTGCCAATTCGTATAAAGCATTTACACCTTCTTTGGATTTACCAAGTAACATTAAAGATTCTGCTTTAATGTATTCCAATTCGGTAATGCTATTATTAAGAACCAATCCTTTATCAGCATATTTAATGGCATTTTCAAATTGGCCCATTAAAAGATAGGTATAGGCCAAATGTTTGGCAATATGGCTTGCTTCAGTTGCTTTATCAGCGCTGAAAGCATAATCAAAAGCTCTTTTAAGGAAATTTTCGGCTTTTTTAAAATCAATCAAATCTTCGCCGTACAAGTAAATAAGACCAATCTGATTCAGCACGATATAATCTCTGTTATTTAAAACGTTTGCTTTAAGAAAATAATCTAAAGCGTCAGAATATCTTGCTGGCTCGATAAATACTTGTTTAAGGAAACCCAGTCCAGTTTTAATATGGAAAAGTCTTTCTTTTTCAAATTCTGGGATTTTGATGTATTCGGCTAATTCTTCCAGAGTGGCATTTGAAATCCTGTATTGTTCAATCATTGCTGTATGAAAAATATCCATTTCAGCCGACACGCCACTTAAATGATTATAAAGCATATTAAAGCTATCTTCTAAGGATTCTTGAAGATTTTGATTGCTTTTAACCATCTCACTAAGAACGGCAATGCTATTACCAGCCAATTCCCTGTCTGATTTCAGTTTTGTTTTAAACTGACTTTCTGAGCTCTTAATTATTGCATTAAGAAGTTCGGAATTGACAATATTATTTTGCTGTAAACTCCTGATAATCTGGTCATTTTCTGACATTTCAGAGTATGAGCCAACGAGTATTTTATCGTTGGAAAATTTGTAAGTTGGTGTAAAATGTGCCATAATTTTGGGTTTTAATTTATACAAAGATAAGTAAAATTTTTTAATCTACCAAATTTTTTTGGAAAAACTTTACTTATGATATTTATAAAATAGATTATACAATAACTAATAATTAAAAAAAATCGTTTTATCATGGATAAAAAATTTAATGCATTTCCTTCTCAGGAACAGATTGCAGCCGCAAATGCTGCAAGTGAAGCTAGGCTAGCCAATGAATCTAAAGCGCAACAATTTGTTTCGGATGCCGAACAAAAAGCGATAGATGAAATGGAACGCGAAGCTCAAATTCAATCAGAAGCTCGTAAAAGAGGTGAACAAATAATTAGGCCTGAATTAGCTGATAACACAAACGTTAAAAAAATAGCGGTTGGAACAACATATCAGAGGGAAGAGGTTAAAAAGCCTATCATTGAAAGGCCTATAATTCAAACCAAACCAATTCAACCAGTTGCTAACATGCCTAATGTTTCAAAAAAACCTATTAACGTGCCTTATGACGTTATTCCATTACCAAGTGAGGGTAAGATATACCCGCATAAGAAATCGGCTATTAAAGTGGGCTATTTGAATGCCAGTGATGAAAATATTTTAACGTCACCTAACATTTTGGAGAACGGTGAGTATTTGAATATTTTGCTTGACCGTAAAATATTGGAAGATGATATTCAAGTAAGGGATTTGCATGCTGGTGATAGAAATGCTATCATGATATGGCTTAGGGCTACTGGCTACGGTGAAATGTACCCTATTATTGTTTATGACAATAACGATATCCCATTTGAAACCGAAGTTGATTTAAGTACTTTGGGTTATAAAAAATTAGGGGCCGAACCTGATGCTGAAGGGTTGTTCACTTTTAAGTTACCTAAGACTGGTAAAACGGTTAAGTTCAAGTTTTTATCTGTTGGCGAAATTGATGAAATTGAAAAACAAATAACTTTTGAGCTTAAAGAATTGGATTTACCTTATTCAAGCGCGATTACCTCTAGGTTGGAGAAGATGATTGTTGAAGTTGATGGGATAAGGGATAAAGCTATTTTGAAGGATTTCATAACAGTTATGCCAGTTGCCGATTCTAGGGCACTGAGAAATTATTATGAAGATATTGAATCTAATGTTAATTTGAAAATTAAGGTCGAGGCCCCAGGAGGTGACCTCATTGAAACCTTTCTTCCCATTAACATCAACTTTTTTTGGCCTGACGTCAAATTATAGATTCTACCTTCTTAAGGAAGTATATTACTGTATTAAACACTTACATATGGGGTATAATGATGTTATGATTATGCCTACTTATGAGCGTAGGTTGTTCTTAGATTTTCTATATAACGATAACCGAGAGGAAAAGGAACATGTGGAAAATATGGTTAAAAACCAAACTAGGACATCAAAGGGTCATAGGACAACCAGATTAAGCGGGGATGCAGTTAAGAAATTTGCTAAAGAACACCAATAGTTTCAATTTTGAAGAAGAAAACCAACCTACTAAATATTTATAATAAAAGTATTCAGTTATGAAAAAATTAATAGTAACAGAACAACAATTAGATAGGTTGGTTTCCTTTATTTTAGAGGCTGATTTACCAGCTAGACAATCTGATATTACTAAATACGGGGCCCAAAGTTCTAACCAAGCCCCAGATAATGGTGAATTTGCGCCATACGAAATGTATGATGAAAAGACTAATGATTGGTCCAAAGTTGACCCTAAATCTGAAGTGGGTGCCAAAAAACTGGAAATACTTAAACAAACCAAAGAAACTTTTATTTCAGTATTAAGAACAGCTAAAGAATGTGATGATATCACCATTTGGTTCGGTGATGTGGATAAATCAAATAAATGGACAGCAGAAAGTATCGGTATTTTATCGTTAAGAGTATTAAGTATTGGTGCTGACGGAATTAGAGTCAAAATAGTTCACGTTAAAGATTCGGAAGGAAAAATAGATGCTACTAAAGATAAAGTTTACGCTTTCAAATTTGATGATTGTTTTAATATAACAAAAGAAGGGGGAAGTATTAAACTCTATATATTAGAAACAGCTGCCGATAAAGAAGGTGATAAAATGAATTTCGGTAGGAATTTTGTAATTGATAAATTCTTGTCATTCGAAATAATCAGCAATAACGGTAATTGTAAACAAGGATTACCTGATTATAACGACATTACCGAAAAAATGGCAAAAAGATGGTTGGCACAAGTAGATAAAATTTTAAAGGCAACTGAATATACACCAGGCTTATTTGGTATGAATAACATATTCTTTTTCCCCAAAGGATTTGCCGCAATGGATAGTATATTAGCTAAATACGGATTAAAAGTTGATAAAAAACCGACTGAGGACAAAGTAGTATTTAATGTTTTGGATAAATCTAAAAAGGGTGGTATCGAGAAAAATGCATATGTCCAAGGTATTATTGATTTCGAAAATAACATTATGGTTGGGGATACTCTATTAGAAGTTCCTAAAGGACAAGAAATAGTTAAGGGCCAGAAATTTGAAGTAAGCGTATTTAGGAAAACATCAAAATCAAAATTATTTTTGTATAAAACAAGAATAGAAATTCTTGAGCCTGACAGAAAAGATGGCGATATAAATCAAAATGATACTGAAACAGATACCGAAACACAAACCCAAGTAACTGATAAAAATTCGGCAAATAATCAAACACAGACTAAATAGTTATGGCATTATCAAGTGATGAAGTAAGGAAATTAAGGGAAGAGCTTGAAGGCGCGGCCACTGCTCAGAAGACTATTCAGACCTCTGTAAAGGGTTTGGCTACGATGTATGCTGATGTTTATAAACTATCTAAACAAATTACTGACGCTAAAAACAAAAATGCGCGTTCAGCCGAAAGAATATTAGAGATTGAAAAAGAAATTAATTCTAAGAAAG